GGCAAGCAAGCCTGCAATTCTTGCGCAGTATTCATATGCCGAATATGTCTTTGCTCCGACTTTGATACCGCTCGAGGAAAAGTTAACAATGCCCTCATTATTTGCCGCAGAACAAGGCAAAACCGCTTTGAATGTCTTTTTTGCCGCTCTCTGTGCTATAATCCAATTCTGCAGTTCTTCCGTCAAATCTTTATGCGGTTCCAATCCCGGAAACGTCAGCCAGTTCCACGACTTATTTCTAAGGCGTACCAAGGCGGCGTTATATGACTTTTTGAAGTCCTCGCCTGTTTCCGCTCTTTCCACAAGCACTCGTTTCGGTTTGCCGAGAAATATTTTATTCAAGTAGTCAAGATTTGTCGTTGTCCAGTCTGATTTCACAATATCGGCTTCATAGTTATATGTATAACTTAAATTTTCATCTCCGACTTTGGTTGAATCTTCAAGAATAACCGCTACAATTCCGTTCTGACTTCGTGTTACCGCAGTCTGTGCCTTCGTCTTAAATTCAATCAAAATTTCAGGTAATCCCATTTTTATCCCCCCGTATCACAAGTTCGCTCATTTCATCATACTTTTCTGTTTTATCCACAGCCTGAATGAAATTTATATCAAAATACACATACATTGCACCCTTTTCAATTTCAAAATTCATTTCATGAATAGTCAGATGTCTGTCCATAATATCGAAAGTCGGGTACAAAAAAAGCTCTTTAATCCTGCTGTAAGCACCTATACAGTCCTCCACAGTTTCAAGAGCCGATATATATTTTAATTCTACCGAAACAGTAAGTTCCTCAAGTGCACCGCCGCAGCACTGAGGCTGTACATCTGAAGGATACGCAGAAACAAACACTGTCGGTTTTAAAAATCCCTCATCTACTTCTGAGGCAACCACGTTAAATCCGGCATTCATAAGGATTTCCGCAGTTCGTGTCTGTATATCTTTTTCTGTAATCATTTGTCCTCCTACATTTGTATATCTTTTGTTATCTTATCAAGCAGTTTTTCTGCACCCGAATTGAATTTTGCCTGTGCCTCCGACATTGATTTTTCAAGCATAAAATCACCTTGTACATATCCGCCGGATTTAATGCCTCTTGCAGAACGCTGTACACGATTAAGTTTTCTGCCTCTTTCCCGAGTTCTGCCGCCGCTTACAATCTTATGACCGAGTTCAATAAGATGAGCATGCGGTGCTGTTGACTGAACTCTCACTACTCTCACTTTACCGCCCTTATACAGTTTCACTTTTTTCGTTCTCCATGAGTTGCGTAGTTTTTTTGTCCTTACCGGTGTGAGTGATTTTGTTCTCTTATTTACGGCACGTCCTTCTGCCATAAGGAATGCGTCCGCCTGACTCGGATAATTCTTCTCGCATTGCTTCATAGCTTTTTCAAGTTCGTCAAATCCGAATACATCAATATTCCTTGCCATTTCGGTCTTTCTCCTTTGCGACAATCTGCAATTCCGTATTGTTTTCACCTATGTTAAGAACAGAAACAATATTGAGAACCTTTAGTCCAAACATAATTTTCATATCCTCGGTTATATTCGGAAAATACCTTGTTGTAATTTTGTAGGTGGTTTCTGCACGCAGTTTTTGTGACTCCTCGTACTCACGTCCCGACATCGGAGAAACA